ACCCGTGGCTACAAGCCCGGCGTGTTTGAGTCGCCCGAGGTGGCCCACCGCTGCGGCCAGTGGCTCAAGGCTCACTTCGGAGATCGTCAGGCCCGTCAGTGGTGCTCGGACCACCTCGGCGCTGAGTACCGCGACATGGGCGGCCAGGTGAACAGCCTCGGCGGTGCCCTGATCTTCGAGGAGTTCAGCAATTCGATCGTGCGATTGGTCGAGCGCTTCGGCGTGGCCATGAACGTCTTTCAGAACGTGAACATGTCTTCGGACACCCTGCTGGTGCCCAAGCGTCTGACCGGCGTCACCTCGTACTGGCTGGGTGAAAACTCGACCATCACGACCAGCGACCCGACCGCGACGATGGTGCAGCTGGTGGCCAAGAAGCTGGCCTGTGCCACCAAGGTGAGCAACGAGCTCCTGGCCGACAACGCCATCTCGGTGGCCACGTGGCTGGCCCAGGAGTACGCCACCTCGCTCTCCGGTGCCATCGACGACGCGGCGTTCAACGGCACGGGTACGTCGAGCTTCGGCGGGATCCGTGGCCTGGTCCAGATCGACGACGGCACGCACACCGCGTCCGTCCACTCTGCGGCCGCCGGAAACACCTCGGTGGCGGCCCTGGACATCGATGACTACCTCGGTGCTCTCGCCAAGCTGCCCCGGTACGCCATCGGCACCTCGGCCTGGTACATGCACCCAGGCGTGTACCACAACTCGGTTCAGCGCATGATGCTGTCGAGCGGCACTGCCGGCTCGGGCACCATCGGTGCTCTCTCGGGTGGCAACACGGCGGCCAACCTCGCCCAGGGCACGCCCAATACCTTCCTCGGCCTCCCGGTCGTCTGGGTGCTGAAGATGACGGCGGCCCCGACCACGGGCACCATCGCTGCCTACGTTGGCGACCTGTCGCTGGCCGGCATCATGGGCATCAAGTCCGACATGCAGGTTGCGACCTCGTCTGACCGCTACTTCGAGGCGGACCAGACCGCCTTCCGTGCGGTGCAGCGGCTCGACATCAACGTGCACTCGCTCGGCTCGACCAGCGAGGCTGGCCCGGTCGTGGCTCTGAAGCTGGCCTGAACCTGACACCCTCCCCGGAGAACCTTGATCCATGAACCACGCATCGGGTACTAAGAGCGTCACCAGGGCTTCGGCGAGCGTTGCGGCCTCGGCCACGCACTCGCACGAGATCGACACGCTCGGCTTCAAGTACGCCAGCATCGACGTGATCTACTCGCCGTTCACAGCGGCCACCTCGAGCTACGCCAGCGTCCTGAAGGTGCAGGAGTCGGACGCCAGCGGCTCTGGCCAGGCGGACGTGACCGGCTTGTCGATCACGGCGGGCGCGGGCAGCACCACCGGCGCGAGCGTCGGGGCGGTTGCCCGGTTCAACATCGACCTTCGGGGCCGCAAGCGGTATCTGACCGTGGTGACGAGCCCCGGCAACACTGTGGCGGTCGCCACGAGTGCCCGGCTCAGCAAGGCCGAAAGCCACGCCGTCACGGCGACCGAGTCTGGCGTCAACAACGTCGCCAACCTCTGATCGCTGGACACGCAAAGTACAACGCCCAAAGCGGGCGGCTGGGTTCGCCCGGCCGCCCGTTGGCGTTTACATAGGAGCCTGCCCTTGAAAGTCCGTGTCGGCCAGGTTGAACACGATCTGCGAGTCGAGGCCGCGTTCAGCGTGCCCCGCCTTGGCTTTCAGGACAACTTCTTCTGCACTATGCAGAGCCTGATTCCGCTCGGCATCCGGCCCACCAAGTTCACCGGAGCGTTCTGGGAGCAGTGCCTAGACCGCGTGCTCATGGACATGATCGACCGCACGGATTGGATTCTGGTGGTCGATTTCGACAGCGTCTACGAGGCAGACACGATCCAGCGGCTGATGACGGCGGCCATGATCTCGGGCTATGACGCCGTGGCTCCGCTGCAGACGAAGCGAGACGAAGGCGTGCCCATGTTCACGCCCGAGGGTCATGGCAGCACCATCGGCATGGTGCAGTTGCCAAACTCGTGGTTTGAGGCCGTGGTGCAGCCCGTGGAAACCGCCCACTTCGGCTGCACACTGATCCGCTCCACGGCTCTCAAGAAAACTCCTACCCCGTGGTTTCTCGGCACGCCCAGGCCGGATGGGCACTGGGGTGACGCGCCGGCCGGCGAGCCGACACGCACGGACCCCGACATTCACTTCTGGCGGCAGTTCAAGGCCGCTGGCAACACGCTGGGCATTGCACCGCAGGTGGCCATTGGACACGCCGAACTCAAGTTCACGTGGCCGGGCCGGGATCTCAAGCCCGTGTATCAGTCTCCGTCGAACTACTGGAGCCAGGGCGGCCGTCGGCCGGCTGAGGCATGGGGCAGCGCGGAACACGGGGAGGCCAGCGTATGAGAAGCGACCAGACGCAGATCCGGTTCATTCGGCCCTACCAGGCCTACCGGCGTGGCGACGTGATCACGATGGACAAGGGGCCAGCCAGGAGCCTCGTGATGCACGGCTACGCCCTGGAGCACGTCGAGGAGCAGCAGCTGCTCGAGGTGGCCACCGTCGAGAGGCGTGACGTGGAGACGGCTGACGCACCCCGCAGGAGAAAGCGGCGATGAGATACCGGAGCCTTGTGCGTTCTACTGAGCCTGCCAGCAACCCCGTCACGCTGGCCGAGGCCAAGCTGCACTTGCGTATCGACAACAGCGACGACGACACCCTGATTGGCAACCTGATCACAGCGGCCACCCGCTGGGCAGAGGACTACTGCGACCGGACGTTTTGCCAGACGCAGTGGCAGATGCGGCTCGACTCGTTCTATGGGGCCATCGGCAGCCCGGTGCAGTTTGGCCTCAAGGCCGACGGCAACAACATCGAAGGCCGCCAGGGGACGGTGCCGCAGCTGGACGTAGAGCTACCGCGCCCGCCGATGGCGCAGGCCGGGACCGCCACGAGCGTGACGATCACGTATACGCCATCGGTGAGCGGCACCACGGCCACGCTGGACGCCACGGAGTACCGGGTGGACCGCCAGGCCACACCCGGTGCGTGTCGCCCTCTGTACGGCCGCACGTGGCCTACGCACCTGATGGATCAGAACAGCGTCACCGTTACGTGGTGGGCAGGGTACTCGGCTGACGGCACGAGCGTGCCTGCAACGGTGAAGTCGGCTGTTCTCATGATCGTGTCGCACCTCTGGAGCAATCGTGACGCAGCCCAAGAGGCGGCGTTGTCCGAGGTGCCATTTGGCGTCAAAGCCATGCTCGACACGGTCCGCTGGGGGAGCTACCGCTAATGGCACTTTCGCCAGGCAAAATGTGGACGCGAGTGACGATCGAGCAAGCCACCAAGACTCAGAACGAGGTGGGCGAAACGGTACTTGCGTGGTCTACGTTCGCCACGGTCTGGGCGTCTGTGGAATCGCTGTCGGCCCGCGAAACAGAGCGGTTTGCCGAGACGGTTGGATTCATGACGCACCGCGTGAAGATCCGCTACTTAAGCGGGCTCACTGGTGCCATGCGGCTCGTCTACCGCAGCCGCGTGCTCGAGATCGGCCAGATTCTGGAGCGTGACCGGCTGTGGCACCAAGAAATCATCTGCACGGAAAAGAGGGCTGACGGATGAGCCTGCCAGAAGCACCAGAAGCATTTCTTTTCCAGCGGCTGACGAGCCAGACTGCCGTGTCGTCGCTCATCGGTCAGCGTGTGTTTCCGCTGATCGCCCCCACCGGCACGCCGCTTCCGCTCGTGGTGTTTCAGCGGACCGGCGTTGAGCGCCCGCAGTCGCTCACGGGCAACGTCGGCAATCCCGTGGTGACGCTGCAGCTGACCACCTACGGCACGTCGTACACGTCGGTGAAGTCGATTGCCCGTGCCGTCCGCCTGGCGGTAGACGGTTGGACGGGCACCACGGCCGGCGTGACGATCCAGCGGACCACGCTGCAGACCGAATCCGATGGGGTAGATATGCCGGCCGATGACCAGATGCTGCCGTACTACAGCGTTGCCCAGACGTTTGAGTTCCGCATCAATGAGGCAACTTGATGAGCAGCATGCTCAAGGTGTCGATGCCGGCACCGTACGAAGTCGCCGAGGCGTTCAAGCAGATCCCCGGCAACGTAGCCGCCACGTGCATGGGCTCGGCGATAAAGCGTGCCATGCAGCCATGCCTCGTCAAGCTGAAGGCGCTGACGCCGAAGGGGCCGACAGGCAACCTTGCTCGAGCGGCAATGGTCAAGGCGGTTCGTTATCCAAAGACCCGCACCGGCGTTGCCGTGGTGGGCTACCGAAAAGCCGGCACTAAACCGAGCAAGTCGGCCGGCGGCGGAACTGTCAAGAAAGGATCTGACCGTGGGTTTCACCAGTTCTTCCTTGAGAAGGGAACGAAAGACCGAGTGATCGAAAGCAAGGCCAGCACGCCATACGCCAGGTCGAGCAGGACTGAGAACAAGAAGCTGCGAAAGGCTCTGGGTGCCAAGCAAGCACGTGAGCTAAAGGAGCAAACTCAGGCCGTCCGTCAGCAGGGCGGCTACATCGCAA